GGATGAATAAGGATGGGACTTGGCAGACTCGGAAGGGTTTATCGACTCTGTTTGGCTCAATCACTTCGGGAGTAAATGCAATTCGTTTACCATTCATAATAGCCTCGGCTCAGAGGCAGAGTGGAGTTGTCACTTTAACATTAAATTCGACTCCATCTTTATCCTTTGTACCAGGAGATGATATCACCATAGCAGATTTAGGTTTCACTACTGATAGCCCCAATGGAACTTTTCCCTTAGAGTCAGTAAACTTTACAACAAAGCAAGTCACTTATATTTCTAGTTCGTTCGTAAAGCATAACGGAGTATTTTATAAATGCTTACAGGATAACACTAGTTCATCGAGTAACGAGCCTGGTACTTCAGGCGGTTCATCTTTTTGGTCTAGTAGCACAAATGCTAGTAATGCTTCCGCATGGTCTGCATCTTCGGTTTCATACAGTGGGCCGGGGGTAGATGAACCATTTACTGAACAAGATGAATCAGTACCAGCAGGGACAAGCCCAAATACCTCAGTGGTATCTGCTGGCATAGCCATAGGTACAACTTTAAATTTTACCCTCAACGACAACGGAGTAAATCAGGTATTCGGATCGGCAGTTTTCTCGGATGCCACATCTAATAATGATGATTACATTTTTACTGCCACAGACACTACCTGCATAATCCTACGCCTGAAAGACTCAGCACTTTTCAAGTGTCGGTATGAAGCGGGAGGAGAGTCAGTCGATGGGCCGGTTCAGCTTACTCAGGGACTTGGCAAGATGTATATCTTTCGAACTCGTCAGACCACTCTTGAGGCAACCCCAGCAGTTCAGCGAGTAGGTATCGCATCTGCATCACAAAGTGGGCAGACAATAACGGTAAACACATCAACTGCACATGGCCGCTCGGTTAATGATTATATTACCCTAACCGGATTGGGTGCATATACGAATGATCCGAATGGCTGTTATCAAGTGGTAACTGAATCAACCAATTCTTTCACCGTGACAATGGCAAGCACCCAAACGGCAACCTTTAATATCTCGGGTGCACAGGTGGAATATTTCTCGGACTTTAGTAAAGTGGCAAACGGGGACTATACTGCACCTGTTTATCTTACAGATACCACAACCGTTGCACAGGATGGGGTCGTAACGATGGATGTCACTTCTCACGGCTTATCGGTTGGAGATGAATTAACTATTCAATCAGGCACAGCACCATTTGATACATTCGCTAATCAAAAAGTTAGGGTAACAGGAGCACCAACAGTTAATCAATTTACCTTTAATTTAGAAGTCGAAAATGTGGCATCTAGTGATTCAAAAACTTTAACAGTCAATAAACCATTGGCAGTCGGAAAAGGCTTTATCCATCAGCCCGCCGCACCTTGGGGAATCGTTCATGAGAGAAGGCTGTGGTTGCCTTTTTGGTATACCTCCGCCACCACTCCAACAGACCGAGAAATTAGAGATGAAATCGTAGCATCTGACATCATGGATTTCGATACCATCGATGTGATCGGTAATCAGTTTAGACCTTCCGCCGGACAAAGTGATTACTTGGTTCAGCTTACTCCATTTACCAAAGATTCGCTTGTAGTATTTAATCGTAAATCGATCCATCTGATGACAGGGATAAGCGGATCTCTAGCGGATGTCTCGACTAATGTGGTCACGACAGAAATCGGATGCTCGGCAAGGAAGTCTGTGGTTCAGGTAGCCAACCAAATAATGTTTCTATCCGACCAAGGGATTTATTCAGTCGAATTTCTTGACGCTTATAATTTACGGGGAACAGGCACTCCAATTTCCGAAACTATCCAACCTTTCATCGACCGAATTAATCAGGACTATGTTCACTTATCTTCGGCAGTCTATTTCGACAATAAATATTGGATCGCATTACCATTGGACACAGTGGCAGGAGCAGGGAATGCTTCCAAGCTTAACACTATAATCGTGTACAGCTTCCTTAATGGAGGCTTTGAAAGCATCGACACGGTCAACTCTGAAGAGTTTGCCATCCGTGAATTAATAGTCGGAAAAGAAGGTGCACAGAATGCCCTTTATTTAACAACTGAAGAGGGCGGAGTGCATAAAGTCGATGGCTTTGAGGGCGGTGATGTGGTGAGCATGACTGCCGGTCAGGCTTTAGCTGAAACCATCCCTATTGTCAGCCAAGTAACCACTCGTCAATATGACGCTGATTCCTTGGATCGAAAGAAATTCAGTCGGGCAGAGTTTCATATAAAGAGTGGAAGTGAAACCGTAACCGATGGAGATATTACTTTTATTTCGGAAGATCCCGATTCAACATCTACAGCCACATCGATCTCTAGCCTAATCGGTTCAACCCTTCCATCAGATGAGGATTCATCACTTCGACTAAGAGTAAATAAACAGGGCTTTGGGATACAGGCAGACTTTAAACCTAGTTCAGGTAGACCATTTTTAAGAGCGGTAAGAGTAGACGCTCAGATAACCGATCGGAGCACCACATCAATTTCATAAAGAGGAAAAAATCATGGGAGTTTTAACAACAGGACAAACTTTTTCAAGCGGAGACCAAGTCACGGCCACCAAGCTGAATGACATTGCCAATAGTGCCACATTTACTTCAGCGGCAGATACGACTGATAATTCGACCCTTACTTTAAGTCCTTCGAGTAAACTAAAGGTAGCAGATGCCGGAATCACAGCGACACAGTTGGCAACTGATTCCGTCATCACTGCCAAGATACAGGATGGTGCGGTGACCTCAGCAAAGCTCGATGCGGCGGCCGTAAGTGTACTTATGCCGACAGGCTCGATCATGCCTTACGCTGGAACATCTGCACCAACAGGATACCTTTTTTGCGATGGTGATGAGTATGATCAGACAGGTACTTACGCTAATTTATTTAGTACAATTCAAAACACTTATAATACAGGAGGTGAAACGGCCAACTACTTTCGAGTTCCTGATTTGCAAGGCCGAGTAATTGCGGGTCGAGATAATATGAGTGGTACTTCCGCCAATCGTTTAATCGGCACAATAAGTGGACTGAATGGAGATAACTTGGGAGCCGCAGGTGGAACTGAAGGTGTGACTTTAACAGCCGCACAATCGGGCTTGCCTGATCACACTCACACCCACTTGAGGCAAACCAATGGACAGATGTCCGATGGTTCATTTAATGTCCCAAACATTAATGCTAATGCATTAAGCACCTCGGGCGTTACAGGAGGAGCACAAGACGCATCCTCAGCCCATAGTAGTGTGCAACCTACAATCATTTTAAATTATATAATTAAAACCTAGATTCGACATGGATATTTTAAATAAATTATTTAATCGCGAGCCGGAACCAAAGCTTGACCAGTCGGTTCTTAATGCGAAGCCTTCATTAACAGCTTCGGAGAAATATTATTTAAGTGATGGATACTTGCAGGGCATGGACCCCGATGTCTATTTGGCGGCATCCAATCCATCATTTTTTCCACAGGGACCGGAAGGCGAAAAGCTCGCCTATATAAATCCAACGGAGGAAGAAATTCTTAAAAGATCAGGAGCATCGAATCCACAAATGACTGCTGAAGGCATACCATCCTTCTCACCCGATGATCCTTTAAAACAGGCCGCCGCTCTACTTAACTCGGCGGCTCCTCAAGGCGAATCACTCGCTTACATCAATTCAGGCGAGGCTGAAATGCTCAAGGATGCTGGTGGAGCAGGGGAACCGGTAAACAGTTCGGGCGTACCTTCTTTCTTCTTACAGAAACTATTTGGCGGTGGGAAAGCACCACCTCCTTTGCCCAAGTTCAGTGCCGGGCAATCGGCAAGAGATTATGTAAATGCGATGTCATCAAATGACATTCAGGGTAAGCTTCTATCGACTCGGCAACAGTACGATCCGCAGTATCAGGATTTACAGTTAAACCTCGCCCAGCGAGCCGCTGATCCGATGGCACAATTAAGCGAAGACTCAGCCATGCGAGCACAGGACTTTGGTGGTCAAATGGCCGAGCGTCAGGCAGGTTCGGACATATCGATGATCAATCGCTTCGGTGCTGACATGAATGAAGCTTATCGTTCAGCCGACCCACTCATGCAAGCTCGTACTCAACAGGCTAACCAGTTGGCTGACCAGGCATTTCAGGAATCGCAGATGACTGACTTATCTCCTGAGATGAGAAGGCGGGCAACTCAATCCGCCCGAGAGGGATCAGTCGCACGGGGTAGGGGAATGGATAATGCGGGCATTGCCGCTGAAGTGATGAGTCGAGAAGAGGTTTTGCGGAAAATGATTCGAGAGAATCGAAGTGATGCCCAAGGGTTGGGTAGTTATGCGAGTGGTTTAAACCGACAAACCTCAGTCGATCCATTAGCTATGCTGAGAGGTGGACAGAATTACACAGCTCAAGGCTTTGGCGAAAGATCCGCACTTTTCGGAATACCACAAGAACAGTCTACTAGGATTAATCCTGATGCCGGAGTAAATATCGGTATGCAGGAATATGCCAACCGAGCGAATTATAATGCTAACACCTATGCGGCCAGAGAACAGGCGGCAGGAGGAATGGCTAGTGGATTATTCGGAGCACTAGGAATGGCCGCAGGTGGATACTTAGGAAGAGGATAAAATTATGGCAATCGGAGATACAGTACAGGCGGGTTTAATGAGGGTAGACTCCTCACCCATACAAGTAGCCGGTGCGGCACAGGCTCGAGCGAATCAGGCATTTGGTAATGCACTTGGTCAGGCCGCCGAGGGATACTTTATAGGGAAAGAAAAAAAGGAACGGGCGAAGGAAATCGAGGAAGAGTTAATTCGCCAGGGAGCTAATCCTGATTCGGCTAAAGCGATATCAAAAAATCCATTTCTGCAAAAAGAACACGCTCGTAGAGAGGAAGCCGAGCAAAGGATGAATATTGCTAAATTAAACGCTAGAACATTGACGGCTAATTCAAAACGAGCCACCACTACTGCCAATCAGGCTCAAAATTTTAAGGAAAGAGTCTTCGATGCAGAACAGAAGTCATTAGAAGACAAGAAAACGGATGATATTGCCATAGTTAATTATGGCCAAACTCGACCTGTATTACCAATAACGGAAGAGACTCCGCCCGAATTTTTACCAGCATTAGACCCTGATCCGTTTGTAGCTCCTCCGACTACTTTTCAGGGACAAGCACCAGTTGTAGCTCGGTTACCTAAAAGTTTTCAGCCTCAAGCCGCTAGTGTAATTGATGCGATAGAAAGGGGTGAGTTAAGCAACCTACAGGGCAACAGAATAATAAACAGTATTCAGGCTCAAGCGATGGCCGAGCAGAAACCAATGACTCCCGAACAGTTACTAGATTATCAAATTAAATTAAATAAAGAGAAAAGAGATCAAGCTAAAGAAAATAGAGAAGCATCAGAATTTGAGGAGGAAAATAAACCAATGCCTCCAGCTGATCCCATTTACAAGGAATCAGCAATAAATGCAATAGATTCAGCTATTGAAAAGTCTAAAAGTTTTTTTGCGACTGGACTTACTGGACAAGCCCTTCAAGGATTTGCAGGTACTGATGCTCGAGATTTAGCTCAAGCAATTTCAACAGTAGAGGCGGCTGTAGGTTTTGATCGACTTCAAGAAATGAGAGACTCTTCAAAAACAGGCGGTGCTCTTGGGGCTATTAATACAAAGGAACTCGAATTATTATCAAATTCGTTGGGTTCGCTTGATCCACTTCAAAAACCTGAGACTTTAAGAGCAAATCTTGAAAGCATTAAAAATAGGTATGAAAAAATATTAAAATCTGTTGAGGCTGAAAAGTATGCTTTTGAGAATGGTATAACTTTTAAAACGCAAAAGGAAGCTATGGATTTTATTAAAAATTTTAAACCATCTTCAACTCAGCAATCTTTCAATACTATAGACCCCGCAGACATTCAATCCGAGATAGAGCGTAAAAAACAAATGCTTAAAGCTAGGCAGATGAATACTCAGTATTTCGATAATCCAAATGTCCCTAATGTAGGTAACATAAATAGCGGAAACTAATATGGCTACCCAAGAGGAAATGCTGGCCGAGTTAAGCGCATTAAATGCAGAACTCGGACTTCCTGAAAATGATGGTATACAATCGACATCTACCTACGAGCAAAGTCTTCAGGAACTCCGAGCATTAGACGAGGAACTGGCATCCACTCCCGAGTCATTCGGTGAGTATGTGGAAAGGCGAAAGGTCGAGGATAGTCGATCATTGGGTGATAAGACTTCCGCTTTCACAGAATCCTTTATGACCGGTGCAGGTGCATTGGCATCGGAAGGATCGAAAGCAATTAATGAACTCTTTTCCGGCGATGTGGGAACCAGCGAAGTAGGCGGAGTATTCCAGGTCGGAATAAATGATTTCGGTAGATTCGCTAAAACTTTAGGCGGTGCGGCGATGGATAACTTTTACTCGGATGAAGACGAGATGAAAAGGGAGTATCAAAGGTACAAAGATAATTTTCTCTACAATCAGGAAGTCCGTCCGGCCATGCTCAATACTTACGATGAAGAGGGTAGGGACTTTGTCAGCTTTGGAGCAAACTTTGTCGATCCCACTTTACTTGTACCAGCCGCCGGATTAATCGCTAAAAGCGGATCTCTCGGAGCGAAGGCAGTCGCAACAGGAGCAAAGGCGGGAGCATTCGCCACTCGCTCACCTAGGCTTGTGCAGTTATCCAAAGCGATGGCAAAGACAAGCCGAGGTGCGGAAAAGGTAGCCAAGGGATTAGACAAGGCATCTGAGGTCGCATCGATACCAGCCAAACTTGCCGCATCGGGAACAAGAAAAGCGATCAAGGGGTCAGCCTTTGTCGGTTCAAAGATTGCCGGTGGAGTAGGCAGAACTGGAGAAGCAGTTTCAAAAGTTGCCGCACTCCCAAGAAATTTAGCCACTAAACTTATACCTAAACTTGACCCGAAAACTGCCGGTGCTGTAGCGGCAACTGCACAGATCGGAGCCGCAACTCAAGGCATGATCCCTGGTCTTGGTATATTAACATCTGCCGAGATATTAGGATTTTTAGCCAATAAGACGGGTAGGGGGGTAGAAAGAACTTTATCCACTCTGTCATCTACTGGCGGACAAAAAAGATTTCTTCAACGATTTGCAACTACTGCCGATTCTCCAAGACTTCGTAAGCTCGCCCTTATGGCTCATGCTGGCGGTGCTACCAAGCTAACCGACCTAGCATTCAATTCACTCGTAAATGGTGCATCCGTAGGAGCATTAAACGGAGCATTAGCATATGCATCGGGAGAAGGTGCGGAAGGCGTTGGCGCGGCAGTTGGTTCGGGTACGCTAATGGGCGGCTCACTACCATTCGGCCAACCTGGTATGAAGGGCGGGAAGAGTCAGGCGGCTAGGGATCAGTCGAGTATTAACTTTCTCAATGCCAAGCTGGCAGATGATCAGATTAAACAATTTCAAAAACTATCCCCCGAAGCACGATTGGCATTTGCCACAGTAGAGGAGGCGGGCATTCGTGCACCTAAATTAGCATTCTTAGATAAACAGACTTATTTAGACTTCCTTCGTCAAGACGATCCAAACC